ATTGGTAATGTGGATAAATCAACTGTAGTTGAAACCTCGTCACCAGGAACTGTATATACATTCTCATTTTCGGGTACGTCAGGTACTAGTTCAAATACTGAAATTACAAGTACTTCATTACCTACAGAAATATCGAATGTTTTTTCTAACCCATATACTACTTTTGCGGGAGGTACTTCAACATTAGAAGAGGACTTTAAAACCGCTGCATATGCGAATATAGTTAATCCATCAACTTCAGGAGAAACGGCATATATATTTGGTACTGTAAGTACATCTACCTATAGTGATATTACCTCAGCAAATTCTAACTGGACTACAAGTTCAAATGTTTTTGGTGTTGATGGTTTAACATTAGATGTTGCAAATTTAGAAGCATCTGAAAATGATGCTTGGTACTACGCAATGTTCCCTTATGGTGGAAGTGATAACTATGAGGGTGTTGGTTTTGGTTTAGCGATAACTGGTTTAACCAATACAACAGGTAATGATTACACAGGGGGTGGTGTCGTTTACGTAACTAACTACTCAGGTACACCAATAATGGATTACCATGAAATGGTTATTTCTACACTACGTTCAAGAGGTATAGCAACTTACAGTACAGATAATGGTCCCGACTATCAAGTTACAGGTTTAACAGATGTTACTTTAAATATGACAGGAGCATTTTCAGGGGCAACTAAGAGTCCATTTGAAAAGTTCCAAATTTCAGGTGTTACTAAAGATAATGAAACATTTACATTTACAACATCTTTGGATTTATCGGACGCTAACTTTATTTCGAAAGTTTTGGGTATGTCAAATTTCTCTAAGAATAGTGAGGAGGTCCCTCTATTCGTTGAGGAACTTTATTATAATTTATTAAACACTGGTTACCTTGACGGTAAAATCAGAGGTTTAAATACCGAATTACTCTCATTAGAAGGGGCTGCAACTGACGATGATAATACTGGTATTGGTTGGTACTTAGATAGGTACCAAACTCCTGATACACCTTTCGTAGTTTCAGAATTACGCGGTAATGAAGTATTTAACCTATTTAAGTTTATAACCATTTCTGATGGTAATAACGCAAACAGAGAAATTAAAATTTCTATCGCAAATATATCATTTAACAATTTAACTTTTGATATTTTAGTTAGAGATTTTTACGATACCGATTCATCTCCGGTAGTCCTTGAGAAGTTTACAAACTGTTCTATGGACCCTAACTTAAACAGTTATGTCGGTAAAAAAGTTGGTACGGCTAATGGTGATTTTGAACTTAAGTCAAGATATATTATGTTAGAACTAAATGAAGAAGCACCGATAGACGCATTACCTTGTGGGTTTAGAGGATACCAAACAAGACAGTACAGTTCATTCAAATCTCCACACTTAATTTATAAAACTAAGTATGACGAAGCTGGTGAGGTATTATACAACCCACCATTCGGTAGTGCTAACGGAGATAACATAACAAGAAGTGCAGGTGATAACCCAAGAAAAGTATACTTAGGGGTATCAAATACTGTTGGTATTGATGCAGATTTTGCTTCATACAAAGGTAAACAAAATCCAACAGATTTAGAAGATGCAACAGAATCTTCACCATGGGCGGTACTCACTAAAGGTTACCACATGGATTCAGGAGCAACTGTCGTTACAATTCCTGCGACGTATACTACATCAGGTACTTCGGCGTTTGAGGTTGGTGCAGCAGAATTTAGAAGCGAGCCTGATTCTAATAGTCCATACTATAGACTAAACGCTCGTAAATTCACTCTTATACCAACAGGTGGTTTTGACGGATGGGACATTTACAGAGAATACAGAACAAATGGTGATAGATTTATTTTAGGTAACAGTGGTTACTTAAAAGGAGCCGCACCTTCTATAAGATTCCCTAATGGAACAGGATGGGGGGCGTTCAGAACAATCTCAGGTCCTGACAAACAGGATTGGGGTAATACTGACTATTACGCTTACCTATGGGGACAATACACATTTGTGAACCCTGAAGCAGTAAACATCAACGTATTTACTACTCCTGGTATTGACTATGTAAATAACTCTAATCTTGTTGAAAATGCAATTGAAATGATTGAGACAGACAGAGCAGACTCTATTTACATCTGTACAACACCTGATTATCAGATGTTTACAAATACAACATCTGACTTCACAACAGATTTCATTTACCCACAAGAGGCGACTGAAAACTTAGAAGATACAGGTATAGACTCAAACTACACGGCAACTTACTACCCATGGATTTTAACAAGAGACACAGTTAACAATACACAAGTCTATTTACCTCCAACTGCCGAAGTAACAAGAAACTTAGCATTAACTGATAATATCGCTTTCCCATGGTTCGCATCTGCGGGTTACACAAGAGGTCTTGTTAACGGTATTAAAGCTCGTAAGAAGTTGACTCAAGATGACAGAGACATTCTTTATAAGGGTAGAATTAACCCAATTGCGACGTTCTCTGATGTAGGTACTGTAATTTGGGGTAACAAAACCACACAAATTAAAGAATCTGCCCTTGATAGAATCAACGTTAGAAGATTGTTGTTACAAGCTCGTAAGTTGATTTCAGCAGTCGCGGTTAGATTGTTGTTTGAACAAAACGATGACCAAGTAAGACAAGAATTCTTAGATTCTGTAAACCCAATCTTGGATGGTATCAGAAGAGATAGAGGTTTGATTGACTTTAGAGTAGTTGTTCAAAACACTCCTGAGGATTTAGACGCTAACCAATTAGTTGGTAAAATTTATCTAAAGCCAACAAGAGCGTTAGAATTCATCGACATAGAATTCTTGATTACTCCAACAGGAGCATCTTTTGAGGATATATGATAATTATATAATGGGGGGTACTTCGGTGTCCCCCATTTATCAATTTTAAACGTTTAAAAAAAATAAAATAATGGAATTCAAAAAGAAAATCTTAAGAGAGTCTTTAGAGATGAAGAGCAATGGTGTTAAGACTTATTCTGAAAAACCTCAGAATATAATTATGACGGAGTCTCAATTAGAAAGATTAATAGAGAAGTTAAACAAATAATTTTTATGAGTTTAAAAAAAATAATAAGAAAAAATCTAAATGATTTATTCTTTATTAAAGAGGGTATCGAAGAGGGTCAACCTGATTTAAAGTATTACGCTTTTGATTGGGATGACAATATCGTTATTATGCCAACTCAAATTATGTTAACTACTGAGGAAGGTTATGAAGTAGGTATGTCTACTGAAGACTTTGCTGAGTATAGACAAAGAATAGGTAAAGAACCTTTTGAGTATAAAGGAGAGGTTGTTGTTGGTTACGCGGAAGACCCTTATAGGAATTTTGGGGTTAGTGGTGATAAGAAATTTATTGTCGACTCATTATTAGCGGAGCCTGGACCTTCATGGAATGATTTTGTGGAGTGTATTAATGGTGGTTCTATTTTTGCGATTATTACCGCTAGAGGACATACTCCGTCCGTTCTAAGAGAGTCAATATACAATATGATTGTGACCAACCATAATGGTATTAACGCTCAGACCCTAATAAATAACCTAAAAGAATATCGTGATTTATCAGGAGAGGTAATGAAAGATGACCAACTATTGATTAAAGAATATTTGGACATGTGTAAATATCATCCAGTTACTTACGGTGAGGGGTCCGCTTCTAACCCTGAAGAAGGTAAAATAAAAGCATTAAGAGAATTTATTAACTATGTTAAATATCAGAGCCAAAAACTAGGTCAAAAAGTATCATTTACAAATGATGTTAATAATAACTTTGTACCACAAATTGGTTTTTCTGATGATGACCCAGGTAATATTGAATCTATAAAATCATTTCTAGAAAAAGAATATGAAGATGAAAATCCAGTTAAAACTTATCTAACAAAAGGAGGTGAAAAGAAAGAAGTATAATTATTAACCTTCTGGAATAAGATTTTACAGTAAAAAAAGTAAAAGTAAAGAGAAAAAAGTTTTTAGCTGATATTTATAATTAAAATAAACAAGAAATTTAAAACCAAAATACTATGGCTGACTTATTAATGAAAATGCCCGTACCGTATGAACCAAAAAGGAAAAATAGATTTATTCTTAGTTTTCCTTCTTCATTAGGTATAAACTCTTGGTATGTTGAATCAACATCAAGACCAAACGTACAGATAAACGCAACAGAGATTCCATTCTTAAACACATCAACATATGTTGCTGGTAGATTTACATGGAATACGATTAACGTAACGTTTAGAGACCCAATCGGACCTTCAGCCTCACAAGCGCTTATGGAGTGGGTTAGATTAACTGCAGAATCTGTCACAGGTCGTATGGGATACGCTGCTGGTTATAAGAAAGACTTAGACCTTGAAATGTTGGACCCAACGGGTGTTGCTGTTGAAAAGTGGATATTACAAGGTACTTTCTTAACTGATGTTAACTTCGATAGTTTAGGATATAGTGATGACGGATTGGCAACAATTACCGCAACATTACGTCCTGATAGATGTATTTTGGTTTACTAATACTATTGATAAAAAATCATTAAGTAATATATTTAACCATAGGGTTTATTCCCTATGGTTTTTTTTTACACAAAAATATGGAAGATTCTAGACAATACGGACAACAAGAGTTTAACTTACCACATGATGTAGTAAGTTTACCTTCGCAAGGTAAGTTCTATAAAAATAAGAAAAAAAGTCTTAAAGTCGGGTATTTGACAGCACAAGACGAAAATATTCTTATAT